CGTATTCAGTAAGCAATTGAACCACATTGCCGCTCAAGAAGTTGAGTTGATTTGCGACGATATATTCCCACGGCTGGATCTCTTTCATCATTCAAAGTCTACCCGATGAATATCCCCACGCCACTCATATTCACCAGCTTCGTGTCGGCCATGAACCCGCACGAATTCAGGCTGCAACAGGAAATTGTTCTTGATCGACAGCACCGCGAAGCCTGACGACCAGTTCTTCGGCGAGTCCTCTGCGTAATCAAACGTGGGTTGGTTAGGTTCTGCCATTGTTCCTAGTTGAATGCCTAACCTTGTGCCAGTGTAGTCGCTGAATGGCTTGGCTTCTTGGTGATGGGTATTCCCGGATACCGTATGCGTTCCAGACATCAGCGTCGTTCTGTGGCCCCCAGTGATGCCTGCGCCGATTGGCTTGTGACGTATCATAATTGGCCGCTCTGCGCCCTCCACCCACAGACTTGTGGAGAATATCCACGCTGGGAATTGCTCCCGCAGGCTGAAGCCGGGCACACCCTTGTACTGCGGCAAAGCGTCAGCCAGCTTCATGTCGAACCGAGAGTCGTGGTTACCCATGACCCAGTAGCGTTTGGAACTGGGCGAAGCCTTCTCGATTTCCTCTAGCCGTTGATGGACAGCGTTTAGTTCCTGCTCGACTGTGGGCCTTTCCTCCCACCCATTTGGAGCGTGTCGGCTAATGCTTGCGCCATCCAACAGATCGCCATTCAAGACAATAACATCAGGCTGAAGCTGTTTGGCTAGTTCAACGAAAGCTAGGTGTGCAGTCGTTACGGTGTTGATCTCATAGTGAGCGTCAGATCCGACAATGATGGTCAGATCCTTCTTGACCTTCAGAACCTGACGGACTGACGGTCTGGGCGTTTTGTCTCTCGACAGATGAGCGGGGACTGATATGGTTCTGCCTAGCGCCTCCTCTGCCCTACGCCGTCTATGGAATACGTTTCTGATTCCTACATCGTACCGACTCGCCATCCCTTGAGCGCCGATTGATGAGAATTCAGTCGCAAACACTTCGTGATCAGTCGGTAGCTTCGGTCTTGCCATGTAGTCCCCCACGCCTTGCGTAGTTGTTGCAGACGTGCGCGAACACCTGCCGTTTTAGTCCCTCATCAGATTCTTTTTTGTTTTCCGCGTCCCAGACTTGCTTCATCGCAGCGTCCATAGCCTTGACCATGTCCTGTGCAACAGCGCGTGGTGATCTCATCTGCGCTCACCCACTCGACGCTCGTGTGCTTTGATCTGTTCTTCCCAGTCCGAAATCATGTCGCGGTAGTCTGCCGCGTAGAATTTGATCGGGTCTTTCTTCGTCGCCAGCATGTGCTCCACTGCGTCTTTGCCATACCAGTCAATCATCCAGATCGTGTATTGCGCTTCTGCGCTGCCGTGTTTCATCCCAAACCCGTTACAGCCTCGGCACTGGGGGTGAACGTTCTGTTCCTCTAGCGCCCATCTAGACGATGACCCCTTCGGTATAAAGTGACCGCCGTCCATCTCTTTGTAGTGCTGAATCTTGCCACAAGACACGCAAGCAGCGAATCCCGAGTCATCAGCCGCGCTGATTCTGGCAAGTTTTTGGAGCGTCTTCAATGCTTTAGCGCGAAGTGTTGCGCTTGTAGGTTTCTTTGCCATCAGACAATCCGGCGTTGGTTAGCCTGCTTCGTGCGCTCTGCGTCGAACATCAACTGCCCGAGCATGATCTGCTTCTTCAGTTTCTCAGCCATCAAGCTGGCTTGTTGAACTGCTCGATAGTGGTTGGCCCACTCTCCCGTTGATCTTGTTTCTGTTTGTGCTTTAGCCGCGCTGCTGCCTGCATCCATGTGCGCCTTCTGCTGCATCGCTTCAAAAGACTTGAAATTAGTCTCCGCCTCGATTGCTTCCCGACTCGCCCCCTCCCACTGATTAATTCGCTCACTAAGCCTCGTCAATATCAAATCCATTCGATCCATTTTCTCTCTCCCACGTCGTGACATTTAGTGGGGTTTGGTGACCCACTAACAAAATTCATATCGACAGACTGTATTTCCACTCGATCATTTCCCTGTATATGGAGGCTGACCCAGACCCGACCCACTCCCCTGTCTATCTAAAAATAGAGGGGGAGAGTTTTGTCACCATTAACGAGTGTTCAGTTTGGCGCTCCCACTAATGCGCCCAGCTTTCTGTCAAATTGTCTTCTGGTCATTTCGTCCAACCGGTTAACCACCGGCACCCTGTCGGGCCTCTGCTGCTTTCGGTGCAGGACATACCGTAAAAAAAGGGCCAGCCCCTCACAACAACGGGGGAGGAGGAGAGGAGGAGGGACTGACCGCTAGCCTTGCAGGATGAATTCTTCATCAAATACATCCGGCCTGATTTTTTCTCTGGGAACCCCCGTTACCTTCTCCAACTTTATCACATGGGTGGCAGGAACCTCGACGGTTTTCCACTTGTTGATTAGTTGGCGAGATACCCCCACCCTTTGCGCCAGACCAGCTTGATTGGTTCCAGCGCCATCCAGTAATTCTTGAAATAGTTGTGCATTCATTAGATAACAGTACCCGCATTGGATACTAGCGTCAACGTTTCATTGATAAATTAATTGCTGCCGACTGTATCTTTTTTGTTGACAAGGTGTATCGGGATCGACGACAATGGCTTCAACAACAACGGAGAACGGACATGAAACTGAGCAACGCAATCGCTGAAATGGACTTGAGCAATCTGACCGACGAGCAAGTTGAAGTCATGATCAAACTAGCATGGTTCGCTGAGGATGGTTTTGATCTCTCAGCAGAAAGAGCCATTAGTCACACAATACGCAAAGCCCGCGCCAAACAAGCAGGCCAGTGCATGGTGCTTCGCAATCGACTAGGCCAAGAAAAAGAAAGCCGAGAGGTGGCCGCGTAAGCGGCTTGGGGGAAGGAAATGAAAACGATGCAACTTACCTCTCAGGAAATACAGGTACTTGCCGAAGGGCTAGACGGGATTCATTGGGGAAGATCAATCAGCCACGCAGAAAGCGCCGCCAAAAAACTATTCAGTCAAGCAAAGCGGTTTGATCCAGCTTTGACAGAACATCTGGTTAAGAACTACCCGCAAACTGCATCTCTAGCAACCGCAAAGGGGGAATCATGATCGTACCTGATAGACCAATCGAATCTGACCCACGATTCCAAGCGATGTGGGGAGATGCTGACCTTTGCCCGAACTGCAAAACCGAACTGCGTGATCTGCACGATGACGGCCACGCCTTCCTAGTCTGCCCAGTCTGCGATCTGGGCGAACCCAAAAACAACGATGTCAGCTTCAAGCTCACATTCTACGGCATGACGGAGTGCCAAGGCTTCGAGAACGGCATCATCGACGAGTCCCGCGCTGAAATGTCTGAAACCCAGAAGTGGTGGGAAGACAACCTGCATTGGACGTTTGCCGAGTACAAGGATGAAAAGTACATCCCTGCCGACGTGAGAAACGGCAACGAATCCGGCCAGTGGTTCATCTACGCCCGTGGCTACCAGATCGCCTGCATCGTGGAGGTGCCGAATGGGTAGAGTAAAATCTCAAATGTTTGAAGACTTCTTGGGGCCAGACGATGAACTGGTCGCCAAACCAATCTCGCAGGTTGTGGACAACATCCGCGACTGCGACTTACCAACGAACTCGGTTCAGCGTTACGAGTTCATGCAAACCCAACTGAAGGAACTGATGAATGGAATCAAAACAAACACTGATTGATGCCTTGGTGAAGGCCCAGTCAGAAATGTCCCACGCGGCATTTGACCAAACCAACCCACACTTCAAATCGAAGTTCGCTTCGCTGAAGTCGGTGATCGACGCGGTAAAGCCCGCGCTCAATGCGAACGGTATTGCCTTTGTGCAGAAGTCGGTACCGATGGAAGCTGGCATCGCTGTCGAGACTGTCTTCTACGGTCACGGTGAAGAACTAGCCACTGGGCCGGTTCCCGTACCTGTAGACCGAGAGAATGCCCAAGGCTTCGGATCGGCTCTGACATACGCGAAACGCTACTCCCTTGCTATGGCCTGCGGTGTGGCTGCCGACACAGACGATGACGGCAACGCGGCATCCGCTACGCCTAAGCGAAAACCCCAGTCAGTTACCAAGACGGTCTTGGAAGAAGAAGGCATCAAGGTCGATGAGCACAAGCGCGGTCAGTATGTTGCGGGGATAGCCAACGCGATCAATGCCGACGATCTTGGCGGACTGAGAGAACTGCTGGCAGAACTAACCTCAGACAGCGAAATGAAGCTGGCTGTATGGGCTGAATTACCCAGTCCGATCCGATCATTCATCAAGAAAATGGAGAACGAGAAATGAAACCGACCCACGGATTCCAGAAAGAGATCTATGACGTGCTGGAAGAACACGGCCCGCTGGCCTACACGTCCATTCACAAGCACCTGAAAGCTAGGGGTTCAGAGATCAAACCCAAGCAGGTCAGGAAGGCATTGGACAACCTCAGATCCAGAGGCTTTGCTGTACGAACAGAAACCGACCGGCGAAAGTACACAGTCGTGGTCGCTAATCAGGTCGAGATAGAGACGGAAACGCCCGACCCTATACAATCACCCTCCCTCGTGGAGAAAACGCCTGAGAGCGTCGAAGTAACGCCCACAGAGGGCTTATCTCAGCTTGATTCAAGCACGATCACACTGATCGCAGCAATCGCGGCAGGAACAGCCGCACTCACCACCATAATTTTGAGGTTCGTATGACAGAGAAAGAATTTGCAAAAGGCTTGTACGTCAAGCCAAAGAAAGAAAACGCGCCAGACTGGGTCAAGTTTGGGATGAGCATCAAGCGCGAAGAAGCGATTCAGTGGCTGCAAAGTCAGACGGATGAATGGATCAACACCGAAATCAAAGAGGGGAAATCGGGTAAGTGGTACGCTGAAGTCTGGAAGCCAGACCCAAGCAAGGCTCGCGCAGCTAGTCCACAGCAAAACCACACCCCACCCTCTGCTGCACCACAGGACGATTTCGCAGACGATATTCCATTTTGATGTAGTATTGCCAAGCGGGTGATTCGGGCAGGCGAGCGGCAGCGTCAGCCCCCCGTTAGGGCATGAGAAATAGGTCGTTTGTTCGCGGCCCGCGACATTCACCGCAAAAGCGATCAACTGCCGCATTAAACAGGATATTTCACGGCTCGTAATATCCTACCAATCAGGGGAGAAATATGGATAAGAAAGAATTCACCGCACTCTATGAACAATGGTTTGCCTTGCATCCGTTCAAAAAGAGGGACTGGGGGGAACTGGGCAAAGTCCACTACCAAGCGTTCAGTCGGGAATCACCGGCACTGTTCCAAGAAGCTCTTGGGATGCTGACGGAGGAAATAGACAATTTCCCGTCGCCAAAGCAGATCCGCGCTAAATTAAACGCCTTGTCGAATAACAAGACAGAGGGAGAGGGTAAGACCAACACCACCAGCGAGAACGAGATGATTGCCACGCGACTGCTGGAACATAAGATGGGCATCGAGTACAACGGCAAACAGGTAAAAGAACCTGATGGATTTCCCTTGTGGATTGAGCAACTGGTTGATAAGACCATCGTGGAACTTGGCCCCAAGTATCCGATGAAGACCTTACTGGGGACTCTCGGTTACCTAGTGGTTCAAGCGGAGGGCAGACGATGAACGACGCACTCAAAGAATTCTTGGCAAACGGTGGTGAGATTCAGCAGTTGCCATCCAATGTCCCACGGGACTTGAATGTCTGCTTGAACTGCAAGAACCTGTTTCCTGTTGCGGAAATGACGAAGGGGAGTGTTCGACGATGCCAGAATTGCCACGCAAGGCATACGAGCTTCAAGGAGCGCCGGTAGACATGTTTTATCGTGCGATCAAGGCTCAGGAAAAGCTGCAAAGACAGTATTTGGATTATCGGTTGGCTAACGTCAGCGCCCCATTCAGCGAATCGACAAAGCGGCAGATATGGGAGTGGCAGAGGGGTGGCAAATCCACTCGGTGGATAGCAGACGAACTAGGCGTGACGCGCTACAAAATACATCTGCTGGTGAAGCGAACATCGTGGCCCGCTCCCACCAACTTGGCTTAATGTTCCACGGGGAACAATTACTCAGCTTCTTCGGGTTCCATCTCAGCCTTGATTTGCTGGGCGTGGAACCTGATGGACTGCTCGGCTTCCTGCTGGCGCAAGATTAGCTCAACAATCTCTGCTCTCAGTTTCATTATTCTACCTGCCCTGATCTTCGCATCTTCGCTCAGGTCTTCTTCAGTGTATTCAATATCATCAATCGTAATCATTCGATTCTCCTAGTCTTTTATCAGTACGGCTTCCACGAAAACCGCAGCCTCATTGGTGCTGCTGCTGGATTTTGCTTGGAATTCAAAGTCAGTCTTTTCCGCTATCTTGAACGGAACCTGACGATCATAGCTTACCTGACTGACTGCAAATGTCGCCTCTGCAACGTGCAGCACTCTCCCTGTATGGGTGGCTAGTTTGTTTCTCACTGTCAGGTACTTGTTGCCATTCGTTGTGGCGCTGTTGAAGTCTATTCGGAAAATGTAAAGCGAGTGACCAGCGGGTACGGTGTAGATGCAAGCCTGCGTGGTTCCGATGCTGGTGCCAATGAAAGCGTAGGTCGTGCCACCATTGCTGACAGAGATATCACCTGCGTTCTGTCCACTGAGGATGATAGCCGAGTTGATTCTGAGAAAGCTG